ATCTCTGCCGAACGCATGAAGATGGGGCGCGAGCACTTGGTACCGCTATCTCGGCAAGCCTCAGCCTTGTTCGGCCAATTGCGGATGATCGCTGGAGAAAGCGAATGGGTGTTGCCGGGGCCCCGCTCGGGCAAGCCGATCAGCGAAAACACCTTGCTATATGCGCTCTATCGGCTCGGCTACCATTCGCGCGCGTCGGTTCACGGCTTCCGTGCTACAGCGTCGACGATCTTGAATGAGTCCGGCCTTTGGCGCCCGGACGTGATCGAACGGCAGCTAGCCCATGTGCCCGAAGATCAAATCCGGGCAGCTTATAACCGGGGCACGTTTTGGGATGAAAGAGTCCGAATGATGCAATGGTATTCGGACTTGCTGGATAAGCACGAGAAGGCCGGAATCGCCAGGGACTTTTCCGACCTTCTAAATTAGCTGCTTCTAAAACGACGAATTGAGCCGCACGCGAACGGTTGCACCGCCGTTGGCGGCAGCCGCGACGGCCACGCCAATCTTCGCGTTGCCGCTGTCATCATCGTCGATCGTGGCGAGCTTGTTTTCAGCGTCCCAATAGATCGGGGCGCCGACCGTCACCACATCAACGGAGGGCTTGGGCAGGTCCCACACCTTGCCTAATTCGAGGTCGAGGCTGTCGCCGATCGCCGCGTCACCGGCAGCTATCCCGAAGATGCTGCCAGCAAACACAAGGTCGCCGCCCGAGGCAGCGGCGGTGGCCGGAATGGTGATCGTGCTGCCGGGCTCAACGAAGTTCGTAGCCATATCAGAGTCCTTTCGAGGTGACCGGGTAGACGAAGCGAGAGCAACCAAGCTCGCTTTCCCGGATTGCGATTTCGCGGTTGATGGATGCGAGCGCCGTGGCAAGCTCGGCATCCGATTTGTAGGTGATCTCGGAACCGTCCGAGTCCCGTGCCGTGCGGGTGCCCTGATAGCGCGCCGCTAACAGGGCTTCCCGCATGGCAACTAGATCGGGCAGGGTAGCCATTACGCCGCGCCGGGGTTCTTCTGAGCGGCCCGGTAGTCGACCCATCCGGCGCCGAAGTCTTCGAAGACGCGGAAGGAGACGCCCAAGCTATCCCACATTTCCTGCCGCTGAATCTGCGGACCCTGAGCGCCCGAGAGGTAGGCATACTGCATGCCCGCAAGGCGAGCCGGATCAGCGAAGATGTACCACGAGTCGTCATCGATCCGCGGCTCGACAAGCAGGGTCAGCTTGATCGGCTGCACGTCATCCGTGGTGGTGGCCTGAATTGCCGTAAGCAGCTTTTCGGCGGTCGTTTCCAGTTCCGGCCCGACAAGCAGATATTTCGGAGTCGCCGAAATGAGGGTCTTGCCGTCCAGGTCTTTCCGCTGCCTCATCGCCTTGCGGGCATCCGAAAGGGACGTGTCGGCCAGGTCGGCGCCGGCCGACAGGTTGCTATGGACGGCGTGGAACACCGCCTTGCCGTCGCTCATCGTGGGATTGCCGATCAACTGCGAAACCAGCAGGTCGGCTTCCGTCTGAGCGGCAGCCTGCCCGAGCGCGGCCACGATATCGCCAAAGGCCGAGGTATCGTCATCGATCATCAGCTTGCGGGTGAGGTCGAAGCGGCGGGCATAGGTGCTGAGGGTGAGCTTTTCGCCGGACTCGGCCCGAGACGTGGCGACGATCTCGCCATGCTCGGAAAGCTGTTCCAGCCGGCCCATACCGCCAAGACGGATCGAAGTCGACTCCTTGAAGTTGGGAAGCGACCGCTGCCGTGCCACCGTTTTCAATGGGCTTTCCGCTGCCTGGTAGGCGCTGAGAAGGGTTTTGCTGGCCGCGTTGCTGACCACAAGCGGGAAGTCGGAAGTGCCATGCGCGGCGCGCTGGAACACCTCGTCAGTCGATAGTCCGCGCACGCTGACGCCGGCACGGGTGAGGGAGTCGCGGGCCATGTCGAGAAGGGACATATTGGCATATTCGCGGCTCGGCTCGGGCAGTTTGTCGACGCCGCCCATACGGAAGGCGAGGGCATCCGCCGCACGAGTCAGGATTGCTGCCGGATCGTCGTTATTGGCAACTACGCGGATGCGCGGCGCCGAGCGCTGCCGCTCCTGCAACGCCTCGAAAGCTTCCGCACGGGCCGCAACCGGGTCAAGGTCGCGGTCAATCATGTCGTCGGCCTGTTCGGTTGTAAGGCCGGCCATGCGGCAGATGGTGCGGATTTCGGTCCTGCGCTGAGCGGGGGTCAGTTCGGTCACTTCGGGGTCCATATTTTCACTCCTGTGTGTGATTGTTGCGTTTCGGTCGGCCGGAATCGGGGTGATGGAGATTTCGTCAATCCGCCAATCGATGGCCGTTTTGGTACGAACGCCCGTCTTCGGATCGGTCGTCTCCAGCCAACGCGAGACGCGGTAGCCGATGCTGAGGTGCCGCAGCGTGCCGTCGCTTACCCTTTGGGTGACCGGCTTGACATCATCCGCGACGGAGAAGCGGAGGGCGGCGGTAAGCTTGTTCCCGTCGACCTTCAGGGAATGGCCGCGCCCTACGGTCGAACGCGAGGCGGAGGAATGATCAAGCTGCAGCGGGAAGTCTTCGCCGTCTTCGATATTCAGCCCGCGCATCGACAGGACTTCGAGATAGAGTCCCTTCTTGTCGCGGCGCTTGACCGGGGCGGACGTGGCAATGACGGCCGAAACCTCCATTGCGGTATTGTCCAGGCTGGACCCGTCGAATGTCGCTGCGCGCACATAGGTTTCGCCCGACCGCGGCTTGCGGTTGCTAACGATGTGAGCGGCCTTTGTGGGGTTGCCGGTAAGCTGTACGTTCATGTTAGGATTCCGTTTTGTTCTCGGGAGTAGTCTGAGGCTTTAGGCCAAGCGCTTGTTCATTCCGGCGATCGGCTTCGATCTCCGAGTCGAGGTCTTCCAATACCCATCCACGCTCGGCGACGGCCTTGCGGCGCGACGTAAGGCCGGCTCCAAGCTCGGCAACGGTCGCCTGTACGTCTTTGAGCGGGTCGACCTGCATGGGCCGCGGCGGCAGCCAATCCGCCTTCAGGTAAAGCTCGGGATGCTCGCCGAAGTCGGGCGCTTCGATCTCACCGGAAAGGATTCCATGAAGGATGACAGCCCGCCAGCAAGGGGCGAGGAATTGCGGTACAAGCACGCCGTATTGAACCTGTTCGACTCGTTGCCGGAAGGGCAAGAGTCCCGCCCGAAGGCTCGAATAGTTGGCTTGGGAGAGGTCGCCCGAGAGCATGAATTCGGGCAGTCCGAGGCCCGCCGCAAGCTGCCGAAGATTGTTCTTCAGGAAGGCGTCTGCTTGCTGCAGTTGGGCAGGCGAGTTGAATTTGACATCTTCGCCCATGCCGAGCCGGGTGAGCGTGCCAGGCTCTAGCGACGGGTCCTTACTGTCGTAGATTTCAGCGCCTGCCGTGCCGTTCACATTGGTGATGAAGCCGGCATGCATCGCCGCGACCTTCGCGGACATAAGCAGCGCGTCGCAATATTGGTCGAAGTCGCTTGCGGGCAGGATAACAGGACTTAGCCAGGACACGCCGCGCATCTGAAGCGGGCCAATTGGCCTGAAGACATGCAGCACGGACTCGGCCGTAACGCGCTGCGAAGGCGCGAAGGTGGCGAAGGAGTCGGCTGGATTGTCGGGCAAAAGCCAGTAGGCGAGGCGCTTGCCGTTCTCATCGATCTCAACGCCCGAGAAAGTTCGCTCATAGTCTATCTTGGTGTTGTCGATCAAAGCAGGGTCGAAAATGCGAAGGCGCGGCCCGTCATCGGTGCCTAAGAGGAGCGCGCCCCCTTCGCCCTTCACGATCATTGATCGAGCGACAATGGATTGCAGCCCTGCGAAGTCCGTGCGACCCTCGATATCGGCGCTGTCCCACCAAGCTGCGAAATAGGCATTCAATGCCTTCCGGGTGTCGGCGTCGGGATGTTTGGCATTGGGCATGATGCCGGGACCAACTAGCGACCCGACCCAATTCGCGACCGCGTGAGCAATCCACGGATTGTTTTGCGTGAGATATTCGGCGCGGGATGCCAGTTGCGGACCCGCCGCAGCGACTTCGGGGTTAATCCGCCCGAAGGTGCCCATGCCGCCACCACGTCGGCCGCCCGCGGCGCCATCGAAACTGCGAACGGCAGTAGGGGATGTCGTGCGACGAAAGAGGCGATCGAGGATGCCCATTTAGCGCCTCCGGTCCGGTCTAGAGCCGGGGGCAGGCACCCGTAAGAGGATTGGCAGCATCGCCTCATCCAAAACCACGATGACCGCGCCGCGTGGCGTCGCGGTAATGCCGATGTCGGGGCGACCGATGAAAGATTGGTCGGAGCGGTAAAGATCGGCGTCGACCAGGCGCACACCCGTTCGCATGTCCCGCCAAAAATTGATCACCAGCGACCAGGACTCGCGCCGATTAATACCTTGAATGACGCGCTCAATCGGATGCTGCGGCAGGTAATGTTCGCCCGGCAGGATAAGTCCCGCATCACGTTCACCGGACTTCACAGGCCATTCGTACAGCGCCCGGCTGGCTTCCCTTAGGGTGTCATGGTCAGCAACGCCGGCATCCTGAATCTGCGAAAGGACGATCGCCGCGGCTGAGTCGTATGCCGAAAATTCATTTGGGACCGTGCGCGGCCCGGATGCACGAATGCGGATAAAGCCGTTTTGCGCATAGCTGACAGCGCGCGCCCGAGCGGTATCGAGTGGCACGCCGCCAGCCGAGATATCGCGCGCAAGCTCTTTCACGGTCAAATGAACCATAAAAAATCTCCAAGTCTATAAACAGAAATACATGACTGCAAATCTACAGTCAACTTATTTATACTTTAACATATTTGGTGAAACTATTCACATTGAAAGTGAAACTAAGTATTACTATAGACAACCGCTCTAAGCCATGGTAGGAATCTTTTCAGTAGCACGGCGGGACCTCATCTCCTCTCCATGTCGCGCGGCGGGTGACGGTCCTGACAGCCGGGCGCCCGCATGGCCCGGCAGCGGGTTCCTTCACCGCTGCCGGGCCGCTTTGAGGATTGGATGCGAT